GTAAATGCCCAGCGCGCCGGCCAGCTGGTCCAGCTTCTTGCCCATGGCCTTCTGGACGTTGAGCTGGTCCGCGGACCACGAGCCGGCCTGGGCCTGCTCCGGGGGCGCGACGCGCCGGAGCCACTCCGAATCAAAGCGCATGGTGCTGGCTTCACCAGCCCCACCCCAGCCGTCTCCGTAGTCACTTTTTACGCTGAGCTGGACGACGTCACCGACCCAGTGGTCATCCCAGGTCTTGACGGCGGGCTTGGGCCACTTGCTGACGTCGTCCGGCCGCACGACCCGGGCCCAGCAGCCGGCCTCCAGGAGCTCGGGGGCAAACTTGCTTGGGGTACCTGGCCATTCCCGTTGACCGTCTACCGGGACATCGTAGAGCACCTGGAGGGGGTTGGCCTTAATGACCCTCGCTGCCTCCCCGGAACATTTCCCGATGACCCTGTCGTTGACCTTAAACATAAGACCTCCTTTACTTCCTTAGAAGACCCTCACGGGCTCACCGTCGTCGTTGCACGCGCTGGCCAGCTCGATGGCCTCGGCCAGGGCCCGCCGGTAGGCGCACCGGCCGGTCTTGCCGACGTTGAGATTTTCCCAGGTCTCCACGACCTGGACGCAGCCCCGGGAGCGCTCGCTGAGCTGGGTCGGGGGAGGGGCGTTCGCGGTCATCTCCATCACGCCGACGCGCCGGTAGGTGCCCCAGCAGGAGGAGCTGGGGGTGGTGCTGGAGGTCTTCACGATGTAGGTGGTGTCAGTTTTTGGCACGATTTGCTCCTTTTGATTGAGTACCCCCCGCTCTAAAAGTTCTAAATTGGTCCAGAAAGTTTCTAAATTTCATTTGAGCGTGAAATCAGCATAACCCCCCTGAAAGGGCATGTCAAGCAGAAAATACGTTTTTTCGTAACGCGGCGCAAGGGTCTGAAGTCGTTCTGGAATATCCGACCTGCCACGGGGTCGGGGGTACCTGGACCCCCTAAAAACCCACTAAACGACCATGTACCAGCTACCAGGGACCGGTATCCCCTACTAGGACATACCGTGCAATCAAAAAACTTTAGAGGGGGGTGTTTAGATATATAGATGTGTGTGCGTTTTATAGTTAAGGACTGAGCCGTATGTCCTAGTAGCCCTAGAGCTTTTTCTAGGGGGTATAGGGGGAAAGTGACGTGGTAAGTCATGCTTTAGAAGGTCTTTGAGCCAGGGGGTACCGGTCGGTCAGGGAGGTGTCCAGGAACCGGGGCCCCCCTGGGAGCGCCCTGGTGGGCCTGGAGTGCTCCGGGTCCGAGGGGTCACCCGGTACCGCCGGGAGCGTCCTGGAGCCAGGGGGTGGGCATGGCGGGCGGGGGTGTGGTACATTCAACGTGATGCAGACGGTACGCCAACAATGGGAGCGACAGCCCAAAGAGGGGGAAGCCCCCTGGAAGGCCTTCCAGCACTACCTCCAGCAGAAAGGCCGGCGGTCCATCAAGGTGACCGCCGAGGCCTTTGACCGGACCTACCAGCACTTCCGGGGCCACAGCCGCAAGTTCCATTGGCTGGCCAGGGCCAAGGCCTGGGACGAGCACCTGGCCGCAGCGGGGGATGCTGCTGCCGTGGATGAGGTAGAAGCCCTGCGTCGGGAGCACATCCGGGACCTGGCCCAACTGCGCCGCGTGGGGACCAAGGCCCTGGCCCAACTGGAGGAGCTACAGGACGCTGATGGCGGGAAGGATGCTGCCCCTGCTGTCCAGGGGGCCACGGCAACCAAGATGGTCCTGGGGGCCGTCAACGCCGAGCGCACCATCCACGACCAGGTCACCGAGCGCGTGGAGAATCGCCAGAAGGTGGACCTGGCCGGGGTGTCCCCTGAGCAGGCCCGGAGGATATTGGCCATCCTGGCCGAGGGTGGACACCTGGAGGGGGATTGACTCTGGTTTTCGACGTGGCCGCCTTGGCCGCCTTGGGCTACGGGGACGACTTCCACGCCTTTGTGGTCGACGCCTGGCCTCTGGTCGAGCCCCGGCCCATGGTGCCCAACTGGCACATCACCATCATTGCCGAGGAGCTGGCCACCGTCGCAAGGGACTGTAAGGCGGCCTCAGAGAGTGGTGGGCAGGGCCCGGAGTTATGCGTCAACGTCCCCCCTGGGATGACCAAGAGCCTCTTAGCGAGCGTCCTGTGGCCCGCGTGGGTATGGACCTGGTGGCCCGAGTGCAAATTTATCTCGGCCACCGGGGACGAGCGGTTGACGTTCAAGCACGGCCGGTTGATGCGCGACCTGGTGGAGTCCCCCTGGTATCAGTCCCTGTGGCCCCTGAAGCTGACCAAGCGCAGCGACGGGGAGCTGATAAACGAGCGCAAGGGGGTCAGGGTAGCGGCCAGCACCAGGGGGACCATCACTGGGCACCATGCCGATATCAGGCTGGGGGACGACCTCATCAAGGAGCAGGAGTCCCGGGGCCGCCCCCGGGCGGTGGCTCGAGCCATGCTCGAGGGGGTTGACTTCTGGTTCAGCACGATGGAGACCAGGACCACTGGGGACCATGCCGCGGCCGTGCTCTTTGGCCAGCGCCTGCACAAGTTGGACCCCTATGGCCGGGCCCTGCTCGAGGGTTACCGGCACATCATGTTTGCGATGGCCTTCGACCCCGACAGGGCTGATAGGAGGGACCCCCGGAAGGTCAGGGGAGAGCTACTCTGCGAGGCCCGGAAGTCAGCTGAGGCCGTGGCCAAACTGCGCAAGCGCCTCGGGCCCAGGGCTGCGGGGGCGCAGTTGGACCAGGACCCGCACCCCGAGGGCGGCACGGTGCTGTCCCCCGAGTGTCTGGGGCACCGGTACTCGAAGCTGCCCGCGCCTGTCCGACAGGCCATGGAGACCGGGGAGAGCGCCCTGGGGCTGGACTGGCTCACGTCCTGGGACTTCGCATTCAAAGGTGAATTGCACAGCGACCCCACGGTGGGCCAGCTCTGGTGTCGGTATCAGGCCACGTTCTACTTGATTGACCAGGTCCGGGGCCGGTGGAAATTCGGCGCGGCCAAGCAGAGGGTCAGGGACTTTACGGCCAAGTACTCGTGGGTCACGACGCACCTGTTCGAGGATGCTGCCAACGCCAGCGCCGTCGAGGATGACCTCAAAAAAGAGATACCGGGCCTTATCCTGGAGCCCCTGGGCGGGGGCTGCTACGCACGGTGCGAGGCCGTCTCGGGGTACTGGGAGGCTGGCTCGGTCAAGCTCCCGGAGGAGGCCCCGTGGCTGTCCGGGGACGATGGCTTTGTCACCGAGCACGAATGTTTCACGGGCTCCGACGTGGACACCGACGACCAGGTAGCCGCCTCGGGCCTGGCCCTGGTACACTGGACCCGGGGCGCGCAGAGGGGTGGCATGGTGGCGGCGTTGGAAGGTATGGTATAAGGACCCATGGAACCGGCATTCATCGGCAGGGCATCCCAGCTCCGGGCAATGATTGACAGCATCAAGGCCCTGGGCATGTCCGTGGAGGACATCAAAGTCATCGGGGTTGACTGGACCTGGCAGGACGGTCCCAGGCGCCGGGAGTCCCCCTCGGTCCAGAGCAAGCGCCACCGGCGCAAGAGGCGTTGACCATGGGCATCACCGACAAGGCCATGAACATGGCTTCCGCTCTGGCCGTCAAGACGGTCACCCGCCTGGACGACTGGCAGAATGAGCTGACCCAGCTGGGCCAAGCGGGCCTGGACCGCATCAAGGGTAACGTCCCGGCCGGCGTCACCATCCTGAGCGACGACTACCTCGAGAACATGTACTACGGCGGGGGGCTCGAGGCCCGCATCGTGGACCTGCCCGTGGACCACGGGACGCGCAAGGGCTACATCATCCGGGGCCCCAAAGCCGGGGAGGATGATGAACAGCCCGAGTGGACCCCTGAGACCACGCCCGACCAGAAGCAGTTGGGCGATGAGGTACACGCCGAGTGGCGCAGGCTCGACGCCTGGGGCAAGCTCATGAGCGGGTCCAAGATGGGCCGCCTGTACGGCCTGGCCGCCGTCTATATCATAGCGAAAGACGGGGGCGAGCAGGACACCCCGCTCAACGTCGAGCACCTGTCCCAGGTCATTTCTCTCAAGGTTCTGGACGGTCAGGAATTCCAGAAACACACCATCTATATGGACCCCGCTGAGGAGAACTTTGGTGAGGTAGAGACCTACCGGTTGACGACCAACATCCCCGGCCTGATGGGCGGGGTCATCCACGAGTCCCGGCTGGTGGTCTTTGGGGGCGCCGAGACCAGCGACCGGGCCAAGCGCGGGGTCCTCAACTACCGGGACTTTAGCGTGCTCCAGCGCGTCTACGACGCCTTGCAAAGGTTCGATTCCAACTGGAGGTCGGCCGACGCAATGATGGTGGACGCCTCCCAGGGCGTGCTCAAGATGGAAGGCCTGGCCGAGGTCGTGGCAGGCAAGTTGAAGGGCGTGGTCAACACCCGGTGCCAGGCGCTCAACTTGGGCCGGGCATCCTCCCGCATCATGCCCATCGACACCAGCGAGAGCTATGAGTACGTGGACCGGTCCTTCCAGGGAATCCCGGACATGCTCACGGCCGGGACCTTCTACGTCGCCGCGCAGTTGGGCTGGCCCAGCACCGTCCTATTCGGGCGCTCCCCCCAGGGCATGAACGCCACCGGGGACAGTGACGCGGACATCTGGAATGCGATAGTTGAATTCTGGCGCGAGATGGACTTCCGGCCCCAGGCTGAAGAGCTGCTCTACGTCATCTCGAAGGGGGCCGACGGCTGGGCCATTGGCTTCCCGGCGCTCGACCAGGAGACTGCGCAAGAGGAGGCCGAGCGGCGCAAGACCATCGCCGAGACCGATGCCATCTATGTCCAGGCCGAAATCCTCCAGCCCGAGCAAGTGGCCCTGGCACGCTTCGGTGGTGGGGGGTACAGCGACACTGCCCCGAGTGTGGACGCCGACGCCTTGCAGGCCCTGCTGGACATGGACAACACCCGGGTCACCGACCCTGTGACCTTCACGCCTGAGCCGGCCGAGGAGACAAAGGACGTGGTCACAGACCCGAAGCTAGCGGCTGACCCGAAGGCAGCCTATAACGGCGCCCAGGTGTCCGAGTTGAAGGAGACGGTTAAGTCCGTCGCCGCAGGAGAGCTGCCCCGGGACAGCGGCGTGGAGATAGTCCTGGTGGGTTATCCCGTGGATCGGGAGACGGCTGAGAAGATAATTGGGTCTGCTGGTCAAGGCTTTGAGACCAAAAAGGCAGCACCCCCAGCGTTTGGACAACCACCAGTAACGCCTCCCGCCGAGGAGGATGACGAGGAGGATGACAATGAAGGTCAGGATAACCAGGAGTGAGATTCCCAACGTGCAGCTCTACATCCGGGGCCCCGAGGGGGCCGCGGAGCTGCTACCCGTTTTTGAGGATGAGGTTGTGGAGCTGATGGAACCGTCCACCGGCTCCAAGCAGGTCTCCGTGCTCATCGCCAACGGCTTCCTGGTCAAGGCAGAAGACGAAGAGCCCATCAGCAGCTCCGCCTTGCAGGCCAAGGCCAACAGCCGGGCCCTGGCCCAGGGCCGGTTGCCCACGCCAGTGGAGCCGGAGCCAGAGCCAGAGCCAGAGCC